GAATCTTCAACAAGTGGTGTTTCCTGTTCAATACATAGACAATGGAATGCTGAACGAAATTCCACGAAAAACAAGTAATATAACCCAAGTACTCCAAGGTCAAGATTACGATGGTCCTATCCCACATAATAGTGGTGATGTTGGAGCATCACTAGAACAGTTGAACAGAATACCACCATTAAATATAAACACCAATGTAATACCTGAATTCGAAAGTGATAATGAGGTCATTCCTTATAATTCAATAGATAACGTAATAGCATCGTCACAGGACATACAGGAATATGAATCCGAAAACATGTAATGTAACTTAAAGGAAAAATATCTTGATTGAATCAAATGGAAGACGAAAAACCAAAACGTGGACGCAAGCCACTTCCCCCCGAGGAGCGTGCTCGAAGGGGACGCAGAAAACGAGCGGAAGCATTACTGACGGAAAGAAGAACGCAGGATGCACCACCTCTCCATATATCGTTTGTGTGCACAGAAGATTCCGTCGTACCGACGAATACATCGACAACGACAGAAACAGCAACAAACCCAATGTCAGATGTGATGCAACCAAGGGTTACAGCTCCTTCCACCAATAACGTATGGGAGAATACCTCGCGCAAGACGAAAAGTCTGATACTTGATGAATCAGATTCAGATGAAGAAACTACTGTCATGAAGAGGCCCAAGGTTGACGTATCACAAGTGACTTCTGAACGCATCATTCAGCTTCTTGGTGCACATACAACTAAAGACAAATGGCCTGAGTCGACAGATGTATGTTGCTGGAATTGCACGGAACAATTCGATGGTATCCCATTGGCAGTTCCAGGCGGTCTTGAAAAGTACACGTCTCGATTTAAAGATTGCATTGGTGTATTTTGCAGTTTCAACTGCATGCGTCGATATGTTGTGAATTCGAATAGATATACATCATGCAATCAGCTGCAACTGATCAGCTTCATGCACAAAAAATTGATGGGTTTTACTACTTCGATCCCACTGGCAGCATCTAACCATGTGCTCAAAAAATTCGGAGGGTACATGAACATTGATGAATACCGCAAAGATTTCATCACGTTGCCTCCGAACAATGAGATGTACGATCCCAACAAAAGACGTGACAAGGTCCAAATACTCGAAAAGAATTGCATTCCGTTGTTCAGGAACGCGTTTCACACACACAATAAGCATCACATCACAGATTCTGTGATTTTCGATCGCGAGAAGGGAAAGAGTGGGTACGATCGCACTCGCCCCCTTGCAGGATCACAGGCACTCGTGAACTCGATGAACATGATAGTGAAATAATCAGTCCACATCTTCGATATTAGATGGTTGTACAAGGACCAATGTCCACATCAAGCGAAAGAGAGAGAGTTTCTCTGTTGTTGTCTTACACGTCAATTCAACTTCTGTACCAAAATTAGCAAACGCCATTTTGATCAGCTCGTCCAAGCTACCAGAATCCCTACATTGCGGACACCCAGTACCCAATGAGCACCATTTAGAAAAACAAACATCATGGCAACGCGCTGTACATTTGTTACAATTCCATTCTGAGCTGTCTAAAGGTGATAAGCATATACAACACTCCATTGATTTATATAATTGTTTTTTTCATCGTATTTTAAATTTGTTTTATTTATATTGTTTACATCAAATGGTCTTTGGTATTCTTGGTAGTGTTGTTACGACTGGTATTCTGGGTGGTGGTGGTGGTGGTGGTGGTGGCGTTCTTGGTGGCATACCAATCGTTGGTGATTTGTTAGGTGGTAACAACAATCCTCCCCCACCACCATCAGTTGAGCAGCAATGTGCAGAAAACAGGTCATCTCAGGGCCATGCTGCATCGACGGAGGAGAGCTCGCAACGGTCTTGTTGTTTAGGAAGAAATGTGCATCACACAAGCGGACAATGCTCATATACGTTCACCTGCAACGAGATCGGCCTCTTCACTGACATAGGAAGTGCGAGCTGTCGCAAATACCGTGGTGACTATTGTGATACCAGACAAAAGGTTCTACATGACAGAAATTGTAAAGAGTATTGTAAAAAGCCCCATTCTGGATGCATGAGAAATACAGCTGATCATGTGAAACAAAGTCATTGTTTGAATAATCCGTCCGAAGAATGTGCGTGCATCAACTTCAAACCAACCAACGAGGCAGACAGAGATATGCTTCGCGCAATGTCGCCCACGGACTTAGGTCCCGCAGGCAATCCAGCTTGTTTTGCCTCGGTATGCAAAGGTACGGAAGTTTATCACTTAGATAAATGGTGGCAAAAGGATGGTTCGGGAAACCGGACGGTGCCACGTTGTCGGGCAGTTACTATATGTAGTATAGATGTACAAAACACAAGCATGGATGCCTCGGATCGAGCAAACATTATTATACAGAACAAGTGTGGTCAAGATTCCGTTGCAGTTGGTGGGAGAATAACGGTTACAGAATCTGACCCTGCAACTGACACTGGTTCGTCATCCGAAACAATGACACACCCAAACCATGAGGATGACAATGAGACTGACAGTGATATGTACCTAACTATGATGCTCAGCATCATGTGCATGATAGCAGCAGGGCTTATCGTTTTTAAAAAAATAAAGAGAAGAAAAACTATAAATTAGACAAAAATGCGCAGTCTCTGCGAAATGACGACTCTGCAAGTAGGACAAATCATTATTTGAGACGCACAACTGTTGCACATGGTATGACCACAATTCAGAGCGGTGTCTATTTCTGTATTGTAACACATTTTGCAAATTGGATCGGCTTGAATTGAATCAATTGCGCTACACATTTGTCTTAGTCCGGAGTACTGGGACCAATGATGGTTGCGATTCATAACTGAATCTGAAGCTGTTAGCTGCAAATGTTCTATTAATTTATTCAGCGAATATATTATACTTTTGGAACAGTCGTCAAACTCCTGAGATTCAGTACTCGGAATTTCTAATTTTTCTAAAAGTGATACATAAGTCATGACATCTAATTTGACTTTGTTACATTGTTTTTGTGCGCTCACATACTTGTCGAATACCTCGCTCATTTCTTTTTTGAAATAGTTCACAGAATTATTCATTATATTTGAGTTTTTTTTCTGTTCATCGGTTGGAACAAATTTTACCTCTTCATCAACTTCGTTTGGAATACCATACACGGCGTCGAGATCATTTAATTTGCTCTTTAATTCATAGAACATACTGCGAACACACGGAGAATGAACGTTGAATTGCGAATTTATGATCGGTTGCGCTTCTAATATAGACATGGTATGCGCGGCCTCAACATCGTTTCCCAATATTGTTCCAGCATGATTTCTCTCTGTTTCGGTTGCAAGTAATGATATTAACAAATTTTCGCTATTTAAACTGTTAAATTCTCCCCCATGCATTCTAATCCAGTGCTCCGTTGTGTCACGTGTTTGATCACTCATTGTTATTTTCATATTAATATTTTTCTTTAAACATTTCCGAAAGAATGTCTTCACCCCATCACATTTACATATCCCTTCCTAGCAACATGGTTCTGACTTCAGAACCGGTGTCTTCAGTCCCATTGTCCGGGGATAGATCGCGGCTTCAACGAAAGGTAGGGGTCGAGCGAGCCTTGGGGCACATGAGGAACTTGTGGGTCGGATTCTTCACCGGATACTTCGCCCAAAGGATATGCTCTGGTGAATGACAGTAAGGGCACTTCTGCATCCGCACCCTGTAACGAAGAGCCGGGCACTCGAACGTCTCGTGGGGGCGATATGCGTTGCACTCGAAACAGAATTTGTTCTTGTTGATTTCCTTCTTCACCGCTGGATAGGGAACTTCACCGTTTCCTCAGTGAGCCATGAGATGTCCTCCTCCATGATGTCGAAATGTTGGAATTCTCGCTTTTGTCGTTCTTGTCGCTCTTGTCGCTCTGCGGTAGACTTGGGAACATATGGTACGCCAGGAACACCTCGTCATTCTTCTTCTTGATCGGCGCCGTGAGCGTCATGTCATCGGGGAGGATGAGAATGGCCGAGATGAGTGCGCTGTCCACCTTCATGCCATGCAGATATTTCTGCACACGAGAAGCATCCTCAGCATCACTGTAGTACACGTACCCGTGAGTGCTGACATTGAAGGCGCCGTAGTCGACGGGACACACAATCTTCTCCCACGCGACGTGTCCATGGTCGAATCCGCGCTCGAGAATCTTCTCGAGGTAGAACTTGGTTGCCAAGGGCGTGTTCGGTAACATGTTCTTCACCAGCACGGTTGGGTTGCGTGTATGCGAACGCGACTCCTCCATGACGACACGCCCCGCCTTTGGCTGTGCACTTGCTCGTGAGTCCTCTTAGGTGAAGTTCGTTCGTTCGCTCGCGTAGAACGAACGAGGGGAAACGTAAATCATTAAACACCGCTAGGACTCTTTCAACTAACGAATATAGAGAAACAAAAGCAGTAAAACCAGAACCGCCGCTAAAACAAAAATTACGATTAGGAATATATATTCATACGAAGAATCTGAAGTGACATCGTTTGAATCTGGTTCATAATCGTCTGGTGGAGTCACTAAAGTCTCTTTACTACTACTGCTGATACTCTCGTCTTTCACTGGAAGTTCTGGTGGAGTCACTAAAGTCTCTTCACTACTACTGCTGATACTCTCGTCTTTCACTGGAAGTTCTGGTTCTAAAGGGACATCTTCACTGTCCGCACACTTTTTGTTTCGCAAAGTAGAATTCACTAATTTGATACAGTGATCCCATATTCTAAACCTGTTAGGAGATTGCGTCTTCAGTTCTTGTAATTTGTTCGTTTGAAGACAAACAGCGTAAACTTTACAAAATTCCGCCATATCTTCCCATGGGTTTTGGTTGCCATATCCTGACACTGTAACTGGGTCTACATTTTTCGCTTCTTTCTCCCAACGTTCCATTAAATCAGATTCGACTGTCAATCTAACCTCTTGTTCTATTGCATGACCGAGCTCATGAATAATTACTCCCAGATTAAGACCTATAAGGTTGCAATAAGTCCTTCCGCCGTGACCAGCAGCACCACCAAGATCCTTGTACAATGCCAACCCGTTTTCGTTCTCATCTGAAACTATTTCCAGTCCAACCAGATAAAGTGTTGGAAGCCTCGAAATTGTTTCCATTGCTTCTTCTATTGTATTTCTGTGCGTATCCTCGATGGTTATCTTAAAACAATATACATCTCTTTTCACAAACCACTCGTTCCCATTTTGTCCTCGTCCCATTTTGATACGGGTTGGGCCAGATTTTATGACACAGTCATTGTGTGGCTGAAAGTCATTATCGTTAAATCTAAACTGATTTAATAAAACCATTGATTCTTACGTAAATATATTTTAAATTGTGCTAAGAAACAAATAAGTTATATGACTTAAAAGCATGAAATGTGACACGAATATATGACCGAGAAAATTCACTTCTTGATTGACGTCAGCAGTTCTATGAATGATATAATCGGAACTGTTTGCGAAAACATATCATCAACAATCGAACTACTTCCAGACGATACCGTCATATCATTATCGACATTTTCAAATGATGTGAATCTGGACTTTGATGAAACACCAAAATGTTCATTCAATACACCAGAGTTTCGTACTGGTGGAAGAACTGCTCTGTACGATTCAATTGTAACAATAATGTCTCACGAAACAAAAATGAACGCTACAGGAGTTGAAGAACGACATGTAACTGTCGTCATAATTACCGATGGAATTAACACACATGGCACAAAGACATACACTGACGCAAACGAAATTATTCGTGAAGCCAAATCAAAAAATGTAACCATCAAATTTTTGGGTGCGAATCAAGATGCAATTGCTACAGCTGCTATCTTAGGCGTTGACGAGGGTGATGCTCTAACTTATTCAGCCGACGCATTTCATGTCACAGAGGCATTTCGCGGTTTGTCGGAAGTGATTATTCGCCGAATGGAAACCGGAAACGAACAACATTTTTCTTTGCCACAAAGAACTGCTTCTGCAGGTCCGACCGTTTTCTCACGTGAAAGCTACCCGCTACCACCTCGAATTCTTAGGGCTTCCCATATCAACTCGTTCACCACCACTTAACCGAACCCAATCGTTCATGGAGTTCGTTGATCGTTGTTATGACATTATGTGGGCATGACTTCGAGTACGAGAAGAACGAGAGAGGAAGTGGATTCAATGTGATCAAATCTGACTTTAGATGGCGACCACGTAGTGAATAGTTGTCCCCTCGAGGTGCCTTGAACACGCTGTGATCAACGAACTTCTCGAACGTAGAGTAGCTTCCAGAAACTAGACTGTTTCCTGCAAGCGTCTCTACTTTATCAGTCAAAGAATACCATCCATGTCGATCGTGTTTTGAACCATAATGCCATAGCAACTCCTCCCCCTCAATCACAGCGCGCGTTGTAGTGAGCTGACATTGGTACATGCATTCGTACGGAGTTCCGTCAATCGTCACCTTCAACAATCGCATCCTCATGTTGTTCTCCATTCCGAATGGCGCCTCGTTTGCCCAAGCGGCCGTACAGCTGTGTGGATGATACGGATCTATTCCATTCAATGGTAAGACAATGACCCGAATCGATCCTATGTCCACATCGTGCACGTATGAAAGAATGCGCTCGTCCACTGGGGTTTGATCGTATACTTCTTTTGTCATGGTCAGACCGTGATATGCCGCCACAGGCGTTCCTTCTGGTAAATACCTGCTCGTAAACAACCCAACAACTGAACCGTCCTTGACACCCGTCGTCGGATTTGCGATGTTCTTTGAACCAGCAGTGAACAGACCTTCCGTAGCGTCACTTGGATGGAGAGGCGTAGATGGCTCCCTCCAGGTGTAGGGGCCCTTGGTATTGTCCTCGACAAAGTCGCCCAAGGCGGTACGAAACGGCGGTTCCCTCCGCATCTGCATGCTTCTGTAAAGAGCTTGTCGTCTTGCCCCGCTTCAGAGGAAGTCCTTCTTACCGAATAAATCGTTAGTTTATATTAAAAAGCGACATGCAGATTTTTCAAATGTATTTCTTCTTCAGGTCACTACCATTTGATGTCAAACAAATAATCATAGACTTTGCCGCTGCTGATATTTGGAGAGACAATGTTGAAGAATGTATACTTATACACGAAATCGCGGATGTGATAGAAAAGGGGGTGTTTGACGATGAATGTAGTGATATATTGTACTCATGTCTCCCGTATATCAGAAAGTCACATATGCAAAAAAAGTGGTACCAAATTCTAAAAAGAATAGGTAAAGAACTGATCATCAATCAATACACGGGTGGACCTCGTTCATGGTGTTACCATAATACATCATGTGCGTTAAACTACGTCGTGAAAGATCTCTATGACACCAGGGTGTTTTACAACTCCCTTTACAAAATAGACGGTGTAGATACGAACACCCATATCATCATTTGATTGATGCTGCCACATCCAAAGCTGATTGTGTAAGTGGTGCTAGTAATGCTCTTGACTTTGGCGCTTTCAACATTTTATCCTTACCATGCAACCTAGTAAACTTCTTGTCAAGCTTTTCTACCAGGGGACTTCTCAATTCCGGATTTTTTTTGTAGAATAAGAAAATCGAATAAAGAGATTGAACATCAAATAATATTGTTATAACCGAGAGAACAATCATCATTATATTGAATAATGTTGTTTCCTGTGTGTAAAGTATAGCGGCAATCGCTATTGAACTAAGTGTATTCAATATGGAGGCAACCAAGGCAATCCATTTGACCCTAGCTTGCTTTTTGAAATCTGTGTTTTCTCGGACTGATTTTCTTGCTTTAAGTATTATTCTATTTTCTAGCATTACGTCTCTAAGGTCAGCAGTCCACATAATTCCGAGACAAATCAGACATACAAAATTCAATGCTATTGTTACATAAAAGAAAACATCCCGAAGTTCACCCTGCCCACCTGGTGACAATAGCGTGTAAATAGTGAATAATTTAAAAAAAAAGGAACCCCGATCGTAACAAAACCAATTGATATGGCTTTTGCTCTTCGACGTTTAGGTATAGGTAAAGATTCATGTGTACTCATAATTATTATATAATTATATAAAAAATTATGGCCGCGTGCTCTCGACGATGCTGCGATGCACACGTTCCATCTGATCACGATACATTCTAAGACCATCTACACTGTCCGAGTCCACCGAATCCTTGAGTTTATCATGCCAACTCACAAACCTTTGACCGTGTAGAGTATCTTCGTCCGCCTGGTCATCGAGTTGCATCGCTGTATTTTCCACGATTTCACCAAGAACGTCACCTTTTTTCAACGTTTGCCATCTTTTCTCACCGTTCTTTTCTACTAACAACTGCACAAACTGTTCCCTGATATTTGGGACTCTTATGTTCCTATTTTCTAACACAGAATGCTTCAAAGTCACCAGTCGTGCTATCGATGTTTCAGGATCCTTGATAAGCTCCTGAAATGTTTCATCGGTGATATGACTTAAGGACTCTTTTCCAAAAACGTTGACATTATTGTAATTGACCGTATTATTTGTAGTGTGGGTTACTGTTCGAGGCTTCTTGCGCTCAGCTTTCGCTGCAGCTAATAACTCGGCAATCTGCTTGTCCTTCTCGGCAATTTGCCGATCTTTCTCTGCAATTTGCTGATCTTTTGCAATGAGTTGTTCCTGGAGAGAATTGTTATTATACTTTTCATCATTGTTTAATTTACATCGCTTTTTATGTGTTGACCAATTTGAACGATGTATAGTTTTGAAACCACATTGACAAACCCTTTGATCCTTGTATGCCTGTGACATTATTTAATTTTACATACATATTATCTTTAAACTCTCGTTATATAACGTTATATAACGAACATATTCTCTCCTAAAACTACCCCAGGAGGCTATCTCCTTGAAAATTATTATGAATAATTATACGTTATGTAACGTTTACTTGAATTTTGAGAGAGAGAGAGAGAGAGATTAGAAAAAGTATAAAAAATTTTCATCAAAAAAAAGTTTGGAAAAAAATTAAGATGTGTTTTCAGATTCCATCTTCTGGTCGGTACCACCAATATTCTCGATTTCAAAATTAGATCTTTGGATTCTCTCAAGATTGCTCTTCTTCCTGTGACACCCAGGACAAAGTGCTTGCAAATTGTTTGCATCTTCGGAACCTCCAAGCCAAATAGGGATGACGTGGTCGATGTCGAATTCCTCGAGTTCTTTGCCTGCGGGCAACGAGCACTCCTTGCCGGCACACATCCAATTCTGACGCATGGCAATCCTTCTGCGCTCTGGTTCAGTGCGATGAACTCGTTTGGATGTCTGATCTGCATATTTATCTTTTCGTTTGCGTACATCTTTCAGCTCTTTGGTGACTGTCAGTATCAATTCTGCGATCTGGCGGTCTTTCTCGGCGATCTGGCGGTCCTTCTCTGTAATCTGTTGATCCTTTTCTGCATTCTGCTGCTTTGATTCTGTCAATTGTTCCTTTAGAATTCGCACTATGTCATTAGATGGTTCCTCTGACAGAACGTATGAACATAGACGTCTGTGCTTAGATAAGTTTCCCCTGTTCATCGTACTGTAACCACATAAGCATGTTCTTGGTTCTTTGTACATCACAGATTGAATACAGAACACTTCTTTTTCTTTAAGTGAGATGTAAATCGGTTTTAGTCGAAGTGATTTTTCCTTCGACCCATGGTCCACATTGTAGCCTTCCCCCCGCCTGGTACTTTGATTGGTACCAACTCGTTGTTTTGGTTGGTTTTTTTTGCTTTCGATTTTTTGTTTATTTCCTTCTTAACCGCAGCCCTCGTGGCTCTTGCAATCGGATGTTCATAACCAAGCAAAAATACTGCAAGAATGTTTTGATGATTCTTTAAAAGTGGTGATATGTTACCCTTGAAGTTGTTGTTTAACTTATACTTTTTGCGCAACCTGTTTGCAATTGCTTGTGGAGTTCTAGGTTTCATTGTAATAAACTTAGAAAAAAAAACAGGATGCTGGGATTTTAACCCACGTGGGCCCAGTTTCAAATTATTAGAATGGTGCTCAGACCACTGAGCTATTGCTGTAAGCATCCTGATCAAATTCCGTTCCAACCAATAGAAAACGCTTCATATGTACTGATGTGCATCAAATGCCGTAAGTATTCTTTGGCCGTATGGCTTGTTCAACACTGGCTTCAGAAGTTTCTTGATTTCATCCATGCGCCACTTCTTCTTGTATTCGTTGAACTCATATTCGTGTTTCTTGAGGGCGTTTTCTTGTAGCTTCAATTCGTTCTTGAGGGCGTTTTCTTGTAGCATTTGATTGACGAGTCGTTTACGTATTTTACGTATTTCCTCATCCTTTTCTTTGATGATGTCATCGTTGCACTTCTCCTTCTTTTGTTCATGACAGTATTGAAGTCTCTTCTTCTCCGTCTCAGAATCATGAATGTTTTGTTTCAATTTGCTGATTTGCGTTTTGCACTCATCCAGCAACTCGAGCTTCGATTGCAGTTCCTGTATGGCAGATGCATATTTATTCTCCATGCTTGCCGATCGGTTTCTGAGAAATTTGGTCTCTGACTTGCGAGCTCGTTTGAGTCTTTCGTTGGTACACTCCAGATGATTGTTTCGGCGCTTCAGTCCTTGTACATCGACATATTGATCTGGTGTCACAAAATGAACTTTGCAGACCTTTTCATGATCGGTAATAGCCTGTATCTTCATGTCACCAAAGTAAAAGTTCCTCCAATCTCGTGGGTTGCTTGCGCCAAAGCAAAAGTAGATAGAGACGGACTGGCCCAGTTGCGCCGCTCCCTTGTATTCATCGATACCATCCTTCCATGGAAGGTTGAGATCGCATGTTGTGTTCGTGACCTTCTGGTCCCATTCATTGTCATGACGCACCTTGCTGTCACCAACAAAGACGCGTATGATCTTCACAGTCTTCGGTGCCGTCGGACAATGTTTCATTGGTTGACAGAACCAGCCTCCTCCGTGGTTAGTTTTAGGGTCTGCCAGGCGAACTAGTGGCTTGACTCTCGAATGCATGAGATGCTTCAGGTCGGTATCGTAATCGATTTCTCGTGCGTTCAACTCTTGCATGTCGCCCAGAGTCAGTTGGTGAAGCATCATGATCCGTAACAAATCACGTATTCGGACGAGCGTCACGCGCCTGAGTAAAGGTATCTTCCACCATTCTCTTCCATTTGACGCTTCCAATCCACTATGAGCCCTCTTCCGTTCCGCGTCACAGTAATTGTCGGTACAGATAACTACTTCCAATTCATAAATTGTTGAAATGGAAGTAGATATTTGTATGGAAGCAGAGTCAACTCACCTTGGACAATTGGTCATATACCTACATGGTGAATTCAGCGGAGTAGGGTCTGAATAATTCACCTGAACGTGAGTATTGTCATACATAGTATTGAGTATCATGCTAGAATTTCCTAACAGACAAATCTTTCACTTCCATGCTCTCTCTTGAACTTTGCATGCCCTCCCAGAGTTTCTCGGCATGCTCGGATGCCCCCTCACTTAGATTATACGATTCTGTTAGAAATCGTTCTATGTGTACGATTGCTTCATCTTTTTTTAGTGCTCTAGTTCTTTTTGCATTTCTTAATGCAAGCTCTCCCGTTTTGTCTCCATGGTTCACTTTGCAAACTTCCAGCGAACTATCTTCCATGAAGCTAATAATTAGTGTTTTTAGTGCATTAATTTTTTCACGTTGCTCTCTTGATTTCTTGTTTAGCTCTTTCAGTGTCGTATGTGCAGCAATGAAATTTTTGACGGCCTCCTTGAACTGATCCTTTGGGAGAATTGACGGTACTTCTTCTGCCATTATGAATTTAGTGTGCTGTTTTCTTTTAAATATTTGTAGGAAAAATATTCTTGTCAGTCATATGAGTAATAATAGTATCATCGTAGACCTTTTACCTTCTTAATAGTTCCGGTCATTTTGGGGGTGGTGTTTATAGTTGGCATCATGTGGGCATTGTGAAATAATGTCAGCAAATAAGATATTAAAGATTTATAAAATACTACAAAAAATGTTTCATACAACAGAGTGGATTGAAACGTGTCTGAATTCCCCGTTCGTTCCACAAAGATCGGCTGAATGGTTTCAAATGCGAAAAACGAGGATCACGGGCAGTATGTGTGATACATTAGTTGGTTCGAACCCATTCCAATCATGGGATCAATTAGTATGTGAGAAAGCCGGCATGCCGGTAGAATTCAAAGGAAATGCTGCAACGCAACATGGAATTGACAATGAAGAGAAAGCTATCAGATTGTATGAAAAAGAAACTGGAAGAGTCGTAAAAGAACTCGGTCTCACTCAGCATCAAACGGTAGATATCCTCGCCCACTCCCCTGATGGAATATCGTTGAAGGCTATCGATTCTGACGCACAAGGTGATGATCCTCCAATTCTTTTGGAAGTCAAATGTCCCTTTCGACGCAAGATCAAAAGAGGACAGGTACCAAAATACTACATGGGACAGCTACAACTCGGACTATACGTGTTCGACCTCAAAACTGCGCATTTTGTCCAGTACACAGAAGAACCGTACGTTTTGGACATCACCATCATAGAACGAGATGAGTCTTGGCTGGACACCAATATGCCGAAATTTAAACAATTTTGGCGCGAAGTAGAATTCTGGAAAGAAGTCGGCTGGAAGAAACACCCATATTACCAGCGAACGAATCGGAAAGAGTTGCTGTCAGAACTACCAATGCCGATCCTGGTACAAGGTGATTAGCATTTATTTGCTTCGCATCGAGCGTTGGTGTAATATATTAATCTTTAATTTTTTTGAAGCAAAATGTAGTGTATATTTTGCTGATTGGTAAAAATTCTGCACCCATCCGATTGAAAAGAGATATGTATTCGGTTCTATCTATGTCGTTGTAAGTCGAAAAATTCCGCCATTCGACTAACTCCATGTCACAGTCTTTGCACAGAGCAATCAACGTTTGTTTGTTGACCACGTATTCGATGAGTGCTTCAACTGCCCCAGTGAACGTGAACTCGTATGCATCTCCGAACTGGTTGTTATATTCTCTGTTCGCAAACTTTACTTGATGGTAACGATCACCGAAGCGCTTCCCAAGTTGTTTGCGCGCATTCAAAAGATATTCAGAATCTGGGATGGTGCCGATAAAATGTCCTCCTTTCAGAAGTGCCATGGACACGTTTTGTATGCACGTACGCGCCGTCCTTTCGTCACAGAACGCGTAGTGCAATGCGAATTGACAGCTGACGACATCGAATGCTCTCATATCAGCCAACATGTTTCCACATGTCAGGCTGAAAGCATTGAGACAAATTGCGTCCCCCGTAATATCAGATTGTTCTTGTAATCTTTGGACGGCTCTGTTAACAGCCTCGTTGGCGATGTCGATGCCAAAGTATTCCTTGATGCCACGAAACTTCAATTTTCCTATGTCTCCTCCGTTGCCACAACAGAAATCGAGAAATCTTAAGGTATCATCGGTACACACTGAGGCAATAAGTCTCGCTTTCACGAAGTTGTGGAAATTCCGTACAGGAAGCATAAAATCATTCTTTCTGCATCGTTGGGTATTGTAGTGATTTGCCACGGACATCTTGTCGACCTCCTTACCCCGTTACCTTTAAGCAGCTATTCATACTTCGTGGGGACATGGGCCACCCCAAGTGGGCCACGAGCCCCACGTGAATGCAACAAGGTATTCATAAACCGATCAGTTCCCCTGAGGTGACG